CGCCCTCGAGCTCTCCGACGAGATGGCCAAGCGCGAACAATACTTCATCGACATCCTCGGCCACCCGCTAAACCCCAAGTCACCGCTTCAAATGAAGCGCCTTTTCTATGAAGACCTCAAACAAAAGGAAGTCATTAACCGTAAGACGGGCACGGTTACTCTCAACGACGAGGCCCTCCAAAAAATCGCTTCACGAGAGCCTCTTTTACGGCCCTTGGTCAGGGCTATTAGTGAATTCCGATCGCTGGGTGTGTTTCTTTCAACGTTCGTCAACGCCAAGCTGGATAGCGATCAACGGCTCCGCTGCTCCTATAATATCGCGGGCACGGAAACTTTCCGACTGTCATCATCGCAAAACGCCTTCGATAGCGGACTCAACTTGCAGAATATTCCTAAAGGAGGTTCAACAGAAAAAGACAATCCTGACGCTCTTCGCCTGCCCAACGTTCGGACATTGTTCATTCCCGATCCTGGATACACGTTCTTCGACTGCGACCTCGACCGCGCAGATTTGCAGGTTGTTGTCTGGGAGGCGGGGGATGAAGAACTTCGATCCATGCTACGGGAAGGCGTGGATATTCACCAAGAAAACGCCAAACTACTGGGCATTTCAAGGCAGATGGCGAAAAGCTGGGTCCACGGCACGAATTACGGCGGCTCCCCGCGAACAATGGCGGTAAACTGCGGCATCTCCGTCCACCAGGCCGAGGTAATGCGAACCCGCTGGTTCTCCGCCCATCCAGGTATTGCCGCATGGCACAAGCGCACCGAACACCAACTCCTTACCCACCGCTTCGTTACCAATCCCTTTGGCTATCGCCGTTACTACTTCGACCGCGTTGAGGGGCTGCTACCCGAAGCATTAGCGTGGCAACCTCAATCAACCGTCGCAATCGTTATTAACAAAATCTGGCGCAAAATCTATGACCACGCGAAAGAAATCCAAGTCCTCCTGCAAGTCCACGATTCCCTCGCCGGCCAATTCCCCACCCATCTGGCAGCGCCGTGCGGAAGAAAGATACATGAACTGGCTCGGGAAGTTGTTGTCCCGTACTCCACCCCGCTCGTTATACCACTAGGGCTGAAAACCAGCACGAAATCGTGGGGAGATTGTGAATGATATACGAGAAGGGGGGCTCTCATGCCCCGCCACTATGATGATTGGCTCCAAGCATTCTGCGAGTACGCCAAATACGGCGAAGCCCCGCGAAAAATGTACTTTTGGGTTGGAGTTAGTGCGGTCGCCGGAGCATTGCGACGGAAGGTGTGGATTGACCAGGCCTATTTCCGCTGGTATCCAAATTTTTACATCGTCCTTGTCGCTCCACCCGGCATCGTCAGTAAATCCACCACGGCTTCGGTGGCAATGCGGTTACTGCGGCGGGTGCCTGGAATTAAATTTGGACCTGATGTTGTAACGTGGCAAGCACTCGTGGGGGCGTTTGCGGAGAGCACGGAAATGTTCGAGCTGGCGGGCGAATTTCACGCGATGAGTGCTATTACGATTGAGTCGTCAGAGTTTGGCAACCTTTTAAACCCGCAAGACAAGGACATGGTGGACCTCTTGGTATCCCTGTGGGACGGCAAGCAAGGGTCGTTTGAAAAACGCACGAAGATGTCGGGCAACGACAGAGTGGAGAATCCGTGGATTAATCTCATCGCTTGCACTACGCCTGCCTGGATCGCGGGCAACTTTCCCGAATACATGATTGGCGGGGGCTTCACCTCCCGCTGTGTTTTCATCTACGCTGAGGAGAAAACCCAGTATGTCGCTTATCCAGGACTATGTGTACCTTCGGAGTTGCATCAAATTGAAGATCGACTCGTCGGAGATCTTGAGCATATCTCCGCTACGATCGCGGGTGAATACCACTTATCCCCTCGTGCAGTTGAGTGGGGAGAAGCCTGGTATCAACATCATTACACCCACAGGCCAGCACATCTTGATGACGATCGATTTGGAGGCTACATCGCCCGAAAACAAACCCATATCCACAAGCTTGCTATGATTCTTGCCGCTGCCCGCCACGATAATCTCGTGCTTACCGACGAAGATCTGCAAACCGCGAATGTAATGGTGACGGATCTTGAAGCCGACATGCCGTTTGTGTTCGGCAAGATTGGCCGCACGGATATGTCAATGCAGATGGATCGCTTTCTCAACTACGTCCGGAAGCGTGGGAGGGTGTCGTATACGGAAGCGTATCGCTTCGTCCACGCCTACTTCCCGTCGTCGAAAGAGTTTGAGGATATGCTCGCCGGCTGTATCCGGGCGGGTCATATCCTCATGAAACAAGAAGGTGCGACGATGTGGTTAATGGCAGCTTCGTCATCCACCTAGCTTCCTTGCCGCCGCCGTGGGGCGCCAATTCGGTCCCCAATCAGGCGGCGGCATTTTTACCCATCCGGTGCCGTCGCTGTTGGGAAACAACGATGTAAACGCGCCACCAGGCAATGCGTGCCCGACATACTGCGGTGGGATGTAGTAGCCAGCCCATTGCGAATCAACTGGCACCACCTCATTCACCCACTGCTGCGTGCCATTGGGCAGCGTCACTGTACGCCGCACGTTCTGTCCCGTCGCCTGTGCCGTTGTCGTCCCGCCTGTCACCGTCTGCGTCGGGCTGGTAAAAGCTGCATTAATTGCAGCAATTTCCGCCTCGGTCATCCCGTTCGGGTTTCCGCCGCTCCCAATATTTGCGGCCGGATTTGGAATCCGCAATTCTCCGCCTCCCCCAATAAACGGAGGAGGAACAACAGGATTTGATCCAGGCTTTCGCAACTCCCCGCCTGTGCCAAGGCCAGGATTAACAACATTCGGCGGAGGGGTTCCTGCGCCTCCCCCTAAACCAAACGCCCCCGACGGATACGTTTTAGTCCCACCACTATTCAAGTGGTCCATAAAGCTCGCGGGCAGCCCATGCATTTGCACCGGTACTCCCGGCTGGGTCGCCCATCCCCCGAGTTGCTGGATAAGCTGCCCCAATGACGCTTGATTTCCCACCGTCGGGGACACCCCATTTACCCCTGACCCTGACGCCGCCAGTACATTAACCAGCCCTGCAAGAGAAGAATCAGCCATTACAGTTTCTTTCGAAGAGGTTTCACGACGGGAGGCTTTATCGGCGGATGATTACTCCGCACGCGGGCAACTTCCTTTAAAATCCACTCAAACACATTACCGTCGATGTGGGGAGAATAAGGGGAAAATTTCACTTCGTATACTCCGTATTGCTTCCCAAAGTGTCAGATTCGTAATGAATATCAAAAGACGTTGCCAGCGCATCTCCCGAGTAAACATTGTCGTTGCGATAGAGCTTTATTTGCAAAATCGACGACATTGTTTTGCCAGTCCCCGCCAGGATTGCAGTCCCTGCATTAATCTGGTGAATCGTGCCACTTACATAGGCACTGATTAGCGTCCCCATCGTATACGTCGACCAACTCCCCGACACCGCTTCCCCAATATTCACCCAGCGATAATCAATCGCAAACACTGGAGTTTGGTTCGCCGCCTGATGCCAGTGAACATGGGGCCAGATTCCACTTCCCAGCTTCCACCGATGAGGCAACTGGACGTTGAGATACAAAATCTCCGTTGTGTCATTTTGGGGAAACAGATAGCCACAGTTGGTGTAATCAAAATCGGGCTTGCTCAATGCCCCCTGGCGGCTCGTCGTCAGTGGAGTAACCAGATCATCCCATACAGTCGCATCGTCCGCAAGCAGTACGGACTCTGTAAAAGTCGCCCCGCGGGAGCTAACTCCCCGCGAGAATGCTCCCGTTGTCAATTGAATCGGCACTATTGAACCTCATCCCCGGAAATCGTAATCGTCACTTTCGCCGCGGTGTCCGCGAGGCCTTGAATCAAATAGTCCGCCCCGAGGGTCAGCATCCACTCTCCGCCCGTCAGCAGCATCGTTGTATTTGCCGCAAGCGAAACGGCCTCCATTAGACTATTCGCTGCTGTCAGCGTGCCTGTCCCAACTCGCAGCGTCACTGTGTGGGCAACGGAATCTGTATTAGCGATCCAGATTGCATTAACACGGGCGAAGGCGGACGGCGGGTAGCTGGGCACAGTGTAAAGCGTCGTGAGGCTTGTTCCCAACTGACCTTGGCCAAGAAGCTTTATTGCGTGAACTGGCATGGTATCTCGTTCGAGTTATTTCTGCATTATCCGCGCGTCTAATCCTGCTGCGCTTCCGTTGCCACCAGCCCCCGCCAGAGGATCTTGCTCTGATGTTCCAACAGGCTAAATTTCGAAATCTCGATCAACCGATCTATGCCTTCGGGAGTGCTCAGGGTATTAGACAAGGACTTAAACACCTTCCTCCGGAATGCATTTTCAATCGGCCCCGCCTCTGCCCATGCGCGAACGTACAGCCCAATCGGGTTCAACACCCGCAGCATTTTACTCGTCCAATTCTTCCCCGCCAGTTGCCCGACATCCGTAAGCACATTCCCCGCGACGTCTTCATGCCCCTTCGACACCGTTCTCAGCGTCTCGAGGAGTTTCAGGGCCCCTTCCGCCGCCTCTTTCGACTCTTGCGGGTTCTTGCCCGCCGCCAGAGCTGCCTGAGCAACGGACTCTTTAAACGCCCCCTGCTTCGTTACCGCCGTATCGGCTTCTCCGATCAAAGCTTTGACGAACTCCTGCGGAGTCTTTGAGTTCGTGGCAGCATCAAACACGTTCTGCCCGACGAGCATTCGAAACTCATCCGGGTTCGTCTTGCGCACAGCCTCCCCAACAAAGCGAACGTCGTCTGCCGTTGTCCGCGGATTCCGCAACCAGGACATTGACGTTTCGAAAGTCGCGGGCGACCGCCCCTTCATCGCGCTCTTCGGAAATAATTGATCCAGGGGCCCGCTAGCATACGGCGCAAGCTTCTCTGCCCCCTGAGCATAAAGCTCTTTCCCCTTCGTCAACATCGGCGCGTGGGGCTTAACGAGTTCCCGGATAACTTCATTCACTTTCGTCATAGCCACGCCAGCTTCCTTCGTCACCGGATCAGTGACATATTTCGACTCCGCTATTTTGGCGGCAGTGCTGGCGCTCTTGCTGATGGAATCCAACTCGGCGGCTGACGGCGGCAAGGTAATGTCGGGCGTCCCGGAGGTGCCGGGGACAAGCGGATTTCCGTTTGCATCCAGCACTTTGCCTGGCGGCGTCCCAGGCTTCCCGGGAATCACATCACCAGCTCCTTTAACCCGATTCGCAAACGACTCCACCCGTTTAGTCACTGGCCCCAGCTTATCAAGGGCCATATCCTGGGGGATGTTCAGTAGCAATTTAACAATCTGATCCACCGTCGATTGGGGAACCACTTCCCCTTTCGCCGCTTCGTAATACGGCTTAACTTTGTTCGTCAATTCCTTAAACGGCTGCTGCTTTGCAAACGCCACCGCTTCCGCTGCCCGTTTAGCATCAGCTTGGGGAAAGTTCGTCTGCGGAGTAACTTCTGTCGGCAGGATCGCCTGCTCGCGGGCCATAGCGGTTTTCTCGTTGCGCAGCGTCTCTCGCAATGGAGCACCTTCTGGGGAATTCGCAATTTCCTTTACCAATGCCGTCAGTGAAGTATTTTCCGGGGCAAAGTGCGAAGCAATCGTTTTCGTTCCCAGAACGCTCGCGGCTTCTTCCTGCGCTGCCTTCATCCGGGTCAAGCGCTGGGTCCCGAGTTCATCGACGATAGCTTTAATCGTCTTGACATCTCGAGGAGTCGACATTGCCGGAATACCGAGAAGCAGTGTTGCTAGTTCTGCCACTGCCGGCGCGTTAGGGGAATCCGGCATAGTCTCGCGAGCAGTTTGTCCCGCACCACCCGAGAGGGCACCGAGCATCAGCCCTTTGCCAGAAATCCCAGGCATCAGCATCCCTGCCGTTCCCCGCGAAACTGCCTCTACTCGTTGCATTGGCAGAGTATCTGGTTTGTAAATGGGCAAAGGTTCTTGCTTCGGCATTGGAAAGGCTTTTTCCATCGCCGCAGTTGTGTCGGGCATATTGACTAAGCTTTGTCCCGCCTTTATCACTCCCGAGCCAATAGCCCCCGCCGTCTTAACTGCCGTCTCTCCGATGTCAGAAATCATCGCGGGATCCAGCGCAATCGACGACGTGTGCCCGCCTGTCAGTCGCTTTCGCGCTTCGTCTTCTGAAATCAGCCCTCTCCGCAAAGCCTCAAGGACTAAGGATTCTTGCTCAGTTGCCATTATTTGCCCCCGCGGAGCTTCTTGAGCAACTCTTCATCAGACATATTTTGATATTGAGCCCCACCAATAGTTGCAGGCGTTTTTACTGGCGATACCGCTTCTGTCAGCGACGACCTCCACGCCCCCGGTTCCCCGGTAATGCCAAATTTCTTTTGGAACTCTGGGGTAAATACAGGCATGTCCACATAAAACGCTTTGGACTTCACAAACGGCTCCGACCCTTCCATCTGCCCATATGCTTCCAGCAATTGCCCATGCTGTGCCGTTGCGTTCATAATGCCCGCGACCTGGGCATTAACCGCCCTGATCATCGCGTCAGCATTGAACGTCGGATCTGCCAATGCCCCTTCAATAGCTCGCATGGCATCCTTATCCGACATACTCTGCCCGGAACCCTGCATTCGCAGTTTCTCAATGTACGGCATAAACAGCTCGCGCTTGAGCGTCTGGTAGGAGTCGATCTTTGAGGTGTCTACGGGAATACCAATCGCATCTCCCCACCGACGAGCGAGGTTCTTGAGGTCCGACGCCGCCCCAGTTTCCGCTTTGCGAATCAAATCGGGCATCTGCTCGAGGTTCGGCAACTGTCCCTTAAACCGCAAGAGGTTCGCTTTGCTTGCCTTGATCTCTTCCACAAAAGCGTCAGCAGATTTCACCCCGATGGCGTCAACGGTCTTTTGGCCCGGATTCGTCAAGTTTCCTCCGGCGATCCCGTGAGTCTTGCCAGTGTCCAGGTTCCTTTCAACCGGAATTCCACCAGGTCCTGCAATTGGTCCGCTATACTGATTCACCGGCGTCGTGCTTACGGGCCGCCCGCCTTGCTCCGTCACCGCCACTCCATCACTCAGCACCATATTCGGCATCGGGGCCAGCACCGCTGGGTTCGCGGGATTCTGCTGGAAAGCCGCCAAGCCCTCCGACGTCAATTTTCCCGTTTGTGCCGCCTTTAAAAGGTCCTGTGCAGTCGGCAGTCCTTCCATATCCTTCCACCCGCGTTGCTGCATCATCGGATCATCGGACGCCAGCGCCTGTGCAATCGCCATAACAGGATTCGCGGGAGCACGAGTCTGATCGACAGTCGGCGGCCCCATCTGCCCCTCAACCGGAGCATTGCCTAAGTCCTGCCCCCCAAACTTCGTCCCTATGTATGCGGCAGTTTCCTTCGCCCGTTGCTGTTCAATAGCGTTTAGCAGGGCTTGTGTATCCGCCTCATCTTCATCAGCATACTTCTTCGCCATCCACGCTTGGCCGAGTTTCCCAATTGCACCCCCGATGTCGGGAACCAGATACTTCCCCGCATCAATAACTCCTCTCCCCATCGGGGTCATGCTTTGCTTCAGTAATTCGTCAGCAATAGCCTTCCGCCGGGCAAGAGCCGCTGCACTCGTCCGTTTTGAAATCGGGATGCTTTCTGTGGAAAGGCTAATTTGTTTCGTAGCCATTACTTTCTCCCCAGATATCCGGCACCCATCGACGAGGCCCCGCCGATTACACTCCCCAGCAATGCCATCTGGGAATTATATTTTGCGGTGTTCGAGGCGTCCTGCAACTGCGTTCCTTGCATGATCGGCGTCGGAGCAACCTGCGTACCGCTATACGGCTGAAACTGGGGATTGTTCACCTGGCTCGACGAGATCAGGGCGTTAAGCATATTAATCGGCATGGTCCGATTATTGGAGTATTCATTATACATCTGCCCGCGGGCGTTGTTGATCGCCGATTGATTCGCAAACAGCTGATTCGCCGCTTGGTTCTGCGCCGCGTTCCACAGTTGTCCTTGATTCGTCGCCTCTTGCACCCCTTGCTGGCGGGCCCCCATCTGCATTCCGTACAGCTGACTCATCGCATCCCCGCCGGCAATGACACTCCGCGAGGCAAGGTCATTCATTTGCTGCGCTCTGCTCGTATCCAGCGCTCCTTGCTCTCGCCCTTGTGCTTCCGACCCCCGCGTGATCCCTTGATTCGCCAGCATCGTGTTCAGGTCTTCCTGCTGGCTCTTGAACTGCGGCAGCAAAAACCGTGCGCCCTGGTCGAAGAACGCTTGCGACACTTGATCCCGCACACCAGCGTCTGCTTGCGGCATCCCGGGAGCACCAGCGTAGTTATATTGATTCTGGATCGTTCCTGCGTTCTCAATATCGGGATATAGCTGCACCGATCCCGCCAGCCCATACGGGTCAGTCACTGCCTTCGAGATCCCGGGAAGGGCTTCGTTAAGGGCCTGCAAACTTCCAATCTGCGCCGAGTTCGACAGATTGAGCTTCTCGAGTTCCGCGGGCGACAGCGTCTGCGTCAGTGTCGGCCGATTCGGAATCTGCTCGCCATTTGTTCCAGTCGTATACCCCGTTTCCGTCCATACTTGATTCCCGTACGGAGTATACGTGTTGGGGTTGCTCAGATTCGAACCAGCAACCGCCGAATTGAGGTTCGCGGCCCCTTGCTCGCGGGCCGCCTGCGCGTAATCTGGTGTCGGAGGCGTTGAACAGCATCCCATATTAATTTCCCCTTGCTTTAGTCTCTAACGCCAAAGCCTCACAATATCCCATAAACCCTTCGTCATGCCACATTCTGCGAATCGTCAACATCATTTCCGCAGCATGAGTCCGACCGCCGAGAATAACAGCAACGCCCAGAACAAGATCAATGTAAGAACTCCGAACAATGAAAGCGATATGCAAATCATCCGCTCCCACTGGATTCCGCTCCATTTTCGTGGCAACTTCCCAATTAACAATTGCCGCTACCAGGAGAATGTTGAGGGAATTAAAATTCGCCACATAAAACGGATTCCGCGGGAGGTCGATCAGGGCTTTCCACATCCCTTGATTAATCGCTTCGTCCGAAACAGCCTTATCCCGGTCAACGAGGTCGTCCCAAAGGTGCAGGATTTCTGTAATATCCTCAAGAAACCGGACTGCGTCCGCGTTCCCCTTGCAAACGCGCTGGATCGCTTCGTAGCTACCTTTTGAGCTTTCACTCACATGATCCCCCCGCGTTCTAAGATAAAATCTGTCCCAGACCACGTTAGATTACTATCGTTCGACGTTGTTTGCAAGTATAAAGACAAGGCATACCCCGGCGGATGGACCGCTGACATCCAGTTTTTATACCTCACTAACGACGCTTGCCAAGAAGAAACCCCCCACAACGCAGTACCCCAGACGGCTGGCGTGTTAGCACTGTCCGCGGGGTAGTAAGAAGTGAGGGGAAAATCAGCATATTCTGCGCCAACTCCCCAATTAAGCGAAACCGCACCGTCCCACGCGAGCAAAGGGCGAAACATCACAAGATTTTTCAGCATCGTTCGATTGCCGTAATAAGACCAGGCCAGCTGGCAAGCAGACGTAATACTCGCCCCATCGTCGGAAGTCAATAATCCATCCCAAGCTTTTTTTACCACCCCGCCAGACGAGCCGAAGTACAACAGCCCGTCTTTAACACTAAAGCATTTCGCATCCCACCCAGTAAACGAACACCAGGCACCCGTCGTCGTGTTCATTACATACTGTCCGACAGCGGGAATATTGATAATCAGCGCATCGTACTGGGGATACGCACAGCCTTCCCACCCATTAGTGGCCGTTCCGATTTCCTGGGCCTTTTTCGATACTGTCGGCTGGATTTTAACCGACAGTGCCGCGGAGTAATTTACACTCCCCGTTTGCAGCAATTTCGAGAGCAAAAAGAATCCGCGATCGACCAAGACACCGACATCTCCACCGAACTTAAAAAAGCACCGGCGGGAAAGCGGGCGGCCAACATCCCACACTCCGACTATTTCCCACGAGCTGGCACTGGCGGGATTTATGCCCTTATAAATCGCCAGTTCCCCGTGATTCGTAATCACTACCAGCAAATCATCCGGCCCAGTACCTGAATCCAGTGTCCAGCTTGTTCCCGCCTTTAACGCCCCACCTTTCTGAAACAAATTCCCGAGAGGAAATTTACTGGCGGCTCCCGCAATGCTGTCCACGGGGAGGTAATACATATTCATCGTCGACTTCTCGATGAAGAAAATCCGATGTTTGAACAGCCAGGGATAAACAATCGCCGTGGTTGTCACGCCCGTTATCGCTGGGCTGCTCGAGCCATCCAGACTCGTCCACGTCGAGCCGTCATACACAACAGGCTTGTCCACCCCATTCGCAAACCAGTAATACGTCGATCCGGCACTATTGGTAAGCGTTACTCCATGAATGTAGCCATTCGTCAGCGACTTTGCTGCCGCTCCTACTGCTCCGCCAGCGGTAATATCATATACCCCTGCGTCGGTTACGGCAAAAAACTTTTCGGTCGTCCCTGGTGTGTTGTACTGGAACAGACTCTTAACCTCTCCCGTCATCCCGGTTGCAAAATTTGCACTGCCACCCCGAAGTTGGCATTCGCCGGCTCGCGGGAACCAGTTATTCAGCACAACCGCGTCCATTGAGTTCATTGACGCCAGCGAATCTCGCGTATTCCACCCGCCCACAGGGGCAGCTAGACTCAGCGTCCATGACGCTCCTACACGGGTCCGTGGAAGGGCTTCTTGCAGTGCGAATCTCATAGCGGCCAGCTTCCCGCGGCTACCAGCAGGTTAGGGCCCGCGGCCATGTGGTAAGTATCGTCGTCAAGAATCAAAGTCCCGTTGGGCTCGCGGGCAATGGTATCAAGAATCATCATTTCACAAGCCCGCTGGTCCTCCGCATACGGCAGCCCTTTATTCGCTTTCCACCGCCATTTAATATCGGCCAGCACAATGCGGTGAGGAATTTTAGGGTACGCCGTGTCCGCTTGATAGTATTCCTCATCTTGTGCAGTTACGGGATTATACACCCCGTAATGGGACATGTAGCTAAATGAAAACGGATTCGAAGCAGGAACCGGCGGGATTCCATAAATATAAATCCCGCCACCCCTTACTCGATATTGGTAATTTGAACTGGCAATGTTCGTCACCATCAACGCCTGCCACTCATCCTCCGACAGCGGTCCGGTAACTTGCAGTCCCGCAACTGTATCCCACAGGGTATCTGCCATCATAGCATGAAACCCTGGAATGGAGGAAAAAGAAAGGGCCAGATAACCTGACCCATTGGCATGCGTAAAGGTGTAGTCGTGGATCAGCTCATTCCACACATATCGTGTGGACAGCTCCATAATGCCCTCATTGAGCAACCCATGGACCTGGCGGGAAGTGTCATCTTGCGCCGCAACTACCGATGACGGGTTAGGAAGAGCTTGGCGCCGGCAAAATTCCTGCGCTATTTGCAACACCGTCATCTGGGACATGCTTACTCCAGTAATTCGTTAATCGTCTCGTCAATATCGCGGTCGGTGGTATCAGCGCCCTTTGCGCGGTGCAAACGATCCTCGACCGAGGGTATTTGGTCGGCGGGAACAGAGAATTCCGGGCGGGCCGCTAGCTGCATTTCCAACATCTTTGTCCTCTGTCCTTCCGCATCCAGACGGGCCTCTAACCCCGCGATAGTCTGGCGCATAGCTTCGAGCTGGGCAATCAACGGCCCTTGTCCCGACTTACCCGTGAGCCAGTCAACCGCCCGTTGCTTTAAACTTCTCGCCCCCATTCCAATCCGGCCCAGCATCTCCTCATTAGCTGCCGCCAGATCTTCCACCGTCAGGCACCGCATTGCAAGCAGTTGTTGCACTTCCGCCGGGCTCGCCACGGGCCACATTTTAACCGAAGTCCCGTTCAAGGGGGGCTCTTGATCATTCTTCCACGCATGGTAGGCTTCTTTATAAGCCGTCAACCACGCATTGTTAAATCGGCCTTGCCTGCACTCTTCCGCGAGCCGCGGGAACCACTCGTCGACGATTTTCTCGAGCACATCTTTCGAACCATGTGGAGTCACCAAGGCAAAGTCGACATCCACATAGTATGGCATCCCGCCTTCCTCAACTGTTTTCCTCTTTTCAATTGCCCGGCGTTCGAACCTGATATACGGTGGGCGGGCCGTGAGAATCGAATCATCGTACATTTTATAATCCTTTTATAATGAAACTCCCGGGGAATTTTGCCCCCCGGGAGCCTGCTTCACCCGCAGCTTAGTAAGCTACGTCGTCAACCCACGGACGATTCAGCTCAACTTCTGCAAAGCCGGTCGCGGGAGTGTCAATTGCAGAAGCCCCCAGGGCATTTTTAATCCGATCCCCGGCAACAACTGCATCGTCTGCCGTACCCGCCGTTGCTGTAGCATACAGCGCGCCGTTGTCAGCAAAGCTCGCGGCAACCTTCGCCACGCTCTTTCCGTTAATCTGATACCAACCGTAAGTATCAGCAACGGTCGCTGCCATAGCAACCCCAACTCCCCCGATAGCATTTGCGGCGAGAAGTGCCGTTGCAAAGTCATCGGCGTTAAAGGTCACCCAGCTTCCTTGCGCCGTGCTCGCCACACCTTTGAGATAGATAAACTCCCCCATCCCATAGGTAGCGTCGTATGCCTGGATGATAGTCCCAAGCGGATGCTTTTGCTCACTGGAAACCGACGAAATCGGCTGGAACCCAACACCCAGACCAGATCCCACCGGGACGTAGCTAACTGAATAAGCCATTTGTTGCTCCTTGAATGAATGTCGTTCGGGTTATTCCGCCATTATCCGGCCAAATAACCCTGTCCCTTAGGCCTTCAGCACACCTTGCAGGCTGCGGTTCGAGCACACCAGATTGCCCATCCACAACACCGGCACAACGGCGGCGTCTTGGTTGTACGGCTTCACTTGATCCAGCACCGTCATGTTGGCGTCTTCATGCACGAC